CAATTTTCGTAAGAGTCTGTCGCATGCTTTGTGCACAAGTAGGAATTATCTTTGGTCTTATGTGTAGCTTTTTTTCCACAGTGGCAATAATGATGCTGCACCGCACCGACAACCACTTTTTTGTGCGTCTCGTCAACGAACTGCTGGGGAAGTTGGAAGCTGCCTTCGTACGTTACAACGGTGTCGTCTCTGCCCACTTGAGACTGACTGGCGTCTGTCTTGGAGTCAGGCGTCATCTCTTTGAAAGTGGCCAGAACCATTGCATAGATGGCCACAATAATCTTCTCGTCAAACGATAAACTAAGCATGAAACACGACATCTCATCCAGCAGAGCTGAGAGGGCTTCGGCTAGCAATTCTGTCATGGAACCCGGCTGTTCTAAGACAGGCATCTTCAGAGAAAACACAGTAAAATTGGGGATACCGAGATCAAGTGTGATCACAACGCGGGGATCGTTGTCCCGGATAATCGTCACATCTAGGAGGCCTGCGGGTTGCGAAATGTAGCTTGTCTTCACTCTACTATGTAGGAGATAGCTGATTTGAATTCTTTCTCAGTAGATTTACTACGTGAGCACATTAAATCTAACTGAAAGGAGCAATCACATGAGCACACCAGTTTCAGACGCCCTGGCGATCAATAAAGAGATCGTTCAGGAAATCGAACACGGCTCGTGGCGCGGCGTCATTGCCGGATGCTACCGACTCATCGCACACGCGATGGTTCAACGTAAACACAAGATCTAATCAGCCTGGGCAGCGTTGAAGATCAAAAACGCGCTGCCCTTATTTTCCTTCTTTGTGCAAAGCCGATTTGGCCTGAGAGCCGTAGATTGACAACATGAGCCATCTGCAATCACTCCGGAAGAGACTCTTTAGTCCTACAGGGACGATGCTGTTTTTCATAGTCATCGTTGCACTAACGACGTGGCCAATGATCATGGTATTTGTAATGGCGTGGCTAACGATCAAATTTCTGACGTGGAAGCCCGGAGTATGATAGACGCTGGTCTTACGATGCTGGGCAAAGATTACAGAATGGGTTGATGAGACCTCGATTTATGTGCCAGCGGATGTGGCGGCTATGGTTAGAAGCCTCTATGCGGATAGCGAGTTGTGTGTCGGAGGGAGTCCTCTGTAAATGAGAAGTCCTGATTTTTAAGCGTGTTTCAGCGGAATGCTCTTTGCCCCGATTGGCATTTCCCACATTTTTGCAATACTCTTCGGACATCTTTTTGCCCTTGTTCCAGGGTACCTGTTCTGTGTGTTTGCCTTTGTTCCAAGGAACCTGCCCCAAGTGGGTTTCGTGTAGTCTTTGACGGGTTTTCAAGGAAGCCGTTCTACCCAACCCTGCCACTCTTATTTTGGCAATAGACTCTGGTGTTTGGAAAGAGCCACCGTGTTCTTCTAAAGATTCTCGCCACGCGGCAATGCGCTTGGCAACAATCTCGGGTGACTTGAGAAGGTCATGTTTGCCCTTGTTTGAGACGCTTTGCTTGGCACGGGTTTCTGGAGGGGTTACCCATCCTTGTTTTCCGCTGACAAATCCTTGGTTGAAATTTTCTTTGTGGGCTTCACTTATTTTTCGGCGGGTTTCTGAGGTAGTGGGATGTCCTTTATGGGATGCGCTCATTTTAGCTTTGGATTCGGCTGAGAAAGTTCCAGTGAATCCTTCGCCACCACGACATATGTTGTAACCAAATTCTGGGTCTTGAGATTTCAAAAAGGCAATGAAGTCTCGCTCGTGTTGATCTAGTTCAGCCTTAGTCTGAACATCAGAGAGAAGAGCGTGAATGGTCCAGTCACAAGGAAGAGGATGTTTCTTCATGGAATTAAATAGGTAAGAACTACCCCTATAATTCCTCGCATCTGAAAATTTGTAACGAAGATATCTCTGGAGGTCTGGCCCTTTGTGTTGGCCGACGTAATACTTGCCTGTGATGTGGTTGACAATAAGATAGATAAACACTAGAACCCTCCATCAAGATACTCAATAGAGGGTTAGGAAGTTGTTTAATTACACTAAAGTTAGGTTGATCAGGTAAGTTCAAAAATAAATGAAGCGTCGCCACGTCCAACTTCCCAGATACTGTTCAAATGTGGTGCGAGCAGACCAGCTGGGTGTGCCGGATCATAGTTCGCCAGATAGCCGGTGGGCAATCCAGTAGTTTGGTCTATGAGGATCAACCAATTGAGGGCCATCGGACTCAACAGATAGTTGCCTGCTGAACTTTCTGGCGGCGCATTGTATGCGGCCTTAGCGGTAGGGGCGGTCATCGTCCAAGCCAACGTGCCGCCGATGTGATCCGTCGTAATACCTTCGAATGACTGGGTCCAATCTGGGGCCGTACTTCCTGATTCGCCCGCTGTGCTGACGGTCTGGATGTTATAGTTGTTGTCGATGATCTGTTGGCCAACTGTGTAATTGTGATTCGACTGCCAGCCGGGTAGTGGCGGCTCGATAGCGAATACTTCTTCCATGCTCGTAAGAGGATTGATGGTGGTTAGGTTCTCCCATTCTGTCGGAGTAAGCACAGGTGGGAACGTGCGACCCCAAGCAGCAATTGTTGTCTGTGGGTTAGCCGGGTTCAAGATGGGAGCCTGGATGAGCATCGGACCTGGAGGAGCGAGTTCAACAATTTGGTAAGTGATGATAAGCTGATCTCTAATCCCAAAGGTCACCGATTCCGAGATGTCGGTCACGTAAGCGTCGATATCTTCCCCGTTGCCGAAGACTATCGCGAAATTTACACCCACGTGCGCAGGTTTCGTCAAGTCAATCGCGCCATACAAATCCTTGGTGATTGGCTCAAGCTGTAAAAGGTTCTGGATATCTTCTAACGGATTAGAGCCGCCCACAGGGATAGAAACCTGTATGGTGTTCACGTCAGAGATGTCATAGATCCCGTTGCCGATCAATTTGTACAATTCCAGCACGGTAATGTCCAGCCCGGTGTAGGCCGTGATGACCTCTTCGATAGCTTCTAATCGAGCACCTTGCCTGTATGCCTGCAGCAGAGCAACCAACATAGCCCGGTATTGCACGTCATACTGGACCGGGGTAGTCGTGGGGAAATCGCTGCTGATGAACATAGAGTCGGCCCACTGACGCTTAATGTCAGGAGGCGTCAGGAATTGTGGTTCTTTGCCAACTAGATCATAAGCATAAAAATACTCCAGTTTAGCTAACTCGCGGGCGTAGGCACGAAGGATGTCCCCGAAGATTGAGTTGTCATTCCGCGTGGGATAGAAGTTCGCCATCGCGTTGATGAGGGAAAAGAAACGCGAATCCTCGTAGACGAGGAGCTGTTCGCGAGATCTCAGATAGAGGAGGTCCGGGTTAGCCACGTGTTAGCCTCCCAAGGTGGTAGTGACCGGGGCCGCTAGGTAGTTCAAAACAACCTTCGCCGGAACCAAGTATTCCGTGCTGCTAATCGTGATGTCTCTGTAGCCACCTTCACCATAAACTTGGTATGTTACCCGATAGGCCCGAGTCGTCGGCTGAGTTATCGCGGGTGCTTCTAACAAAAGGACGCGCTGCGCGTACGAATTGGGCAACGGCGTAGAACTGTTGATCTGGTCATTAGTGCCGATGATGTAGAAAGAGGGCACCGTGGCCGCCAAGAAAGCCTGGATAGAAAGACATCGCTGGAATGCCTGTCCTTCATACAGCATGCCCACGAAGGCATTCGGCTGACCACCGGAGGGAACAGTCGCATCCGGAAGCACCGGGAACTCAGTTATGAACGAATTGACCGGAAGCGAGATGCTAGCAAAGGCTGGATCCTGTTTCAACTGCAACCAATTGGTGCCCGTGGGAACAATGATGTCTATGTCGTAAGCCCCGTCTGTCTTGGCAAACTTCGTGAATGGTATTGCTACGTTGCTCACTCCGTTGAGATTAAGAATCTGTTGGATCATCGTGGCTTGTTTCAGCGTTCCTGTTGAGTTAGCCATGACAACGCCGATGATGGTTCGAACTTGAGGATCTAGGACACTGGCGGTAGCATTTGAAGCCAGGGTGATGGTAGCTGAAATATCAACGCCATTCTCTACCATGGCTTTGATTAGTACATCCGCCGCCGCGTGCTTCGTTTTTGCGATAGTCGTCGCCAGCTGTTCTACAAAGGATGGGTACTCCGTCGCAACCGTAAAGACCTCATTGTAGAAATAGTCTACTTGGACTGTACCACCGTCTGGAATGTGCCCCGTTAGAATTCTCGCCAACGAAGCGGCACCCGTAGTTGGATTCACGGTTAGTGTGTAGTCGATTCCTTCTAGCATAACAAGGTTGGCTGTCCCGTCAAAGAACGTCACTTTGATATAGCGGTTGTTGTGCACCACTTGAGCAGCAACCAAGGTTGTGTAACCTAGCAGGAGTGGACCTGAGAACACCGAGCCTGCCGCAATAGCCGCTGGCAGATTCATGCTGCCGTCGGGATTATAAACCGCGCCGTCATAACTCAATATCGTGTTGGCGTAGCTTTCGGGCAACCAGGCGTTGTGGATAAATCCTTCATGGTTGAGCGTAGTGGGAACAGTCCCGGTTAGAGTTTGGGATTCCCCTGCGACATACGTTAATTGCTCGTAGAGGGAGAACTTGTTGTACGAGACCACAACAGTATCACCCGGCGCTATGTTCTGCGCTACAACATTCCCAGTATCCGGGGCATCATAGGACAACGGACCGCCAGTGATCGTAGCCGTGAACTGGTTGGAAGTCGCTGTCGCGACCGTAATTGCCGGCAGAGAATTCAACCAGGTGGCTGTGTTTACGTTGTTGAAAGTGACGTCTGCTCCTGGATCTAGATTGTTAAGAACGGTGATCGTAAGTACGGTGCCTGTGGGATCTGTTTTTATGTTGCTGAGATTGAAGGTCTCCGTAAGAGCTTTCAGGGCATATGAGTGATAGCGCCCACCCCACGCAGGATTTGGTGCAACTGCTGGAACGATGGTGTAATCCGTACCATAAACGTAGGAGATGGAGAGATCCGCGCTAAGAACTGAGAGGACGTTGCCCGGCTGACCGTTGCTGTTCACCGAAATGTCCATAGCTGTATCTATGAACTCGGGGTTATTTGTCAACGTGACCGAAGTAGAAGTGGGGTTACTGTTGGTGGAATAGACTACAACTTCGTCACCCGCTTCGTTCGAACCTCCCAACAACAGAAAATCTGAAGTATGGATCAATTCTAACAGATCACTTGACACCGCGCCCGTTTGCCCATCACCGATGGCCGAGATCGCCTCAAGAACTGGCTGAAAGGACGGAATGACTTCTAGGGGAGATTGCAAGCGCGCATTAAGATAGAAAGTAAAATTGGCCGAACCGCTGGTCAAAGCATGCAATACCGCTCTGTTGTTAGCCGGGACGCCGTTCAGTATTACCGGGACAACCGCTTGGGAAATGCTATTGCCAGAATACTGATAAGCCATTTCGTTGGGATCTAGGCTGAAAATCCCTAGCATGTTGTTGAACTGAGCGTTCTGAGTGCCAAAGTAGAAAGTTTGGCCAGAATTGTTTTGGGCCAGAAATTCCTGGATTGCTTCCACGCCGAAGGACAATGCAGAAAAATTTGAAATGGCGAACGTCAGCAAAGAACTGTTGAGAATCGACACACCTAGATAAGTGGCCAATTCCCCGTATGTGCTGGAATTCTCGTAGGAAAAGGCAATGTCCTCGTCTTGCTCGGAGAAGCTGGTGCCTTGGACGTAAATGTCCACGCAGCCGAAATCATGCTTCTGACGAATTGAGTCCCAGTCGCGAACCATTTCTAGATCACCGGCTGCCACAACCAAAGCCCTTATGACTCCCGGTGTCTCGCGGGCGATGGTTAGATAGCCGTTGCGTGTGCCAGAGTCTACGCCTGTGACTTCGCGATCTCTTATCTGTGCCGCGAATGCTGAGTTAATCTGGGTGTCAGTACCAAAATCCGCGCCTTCTAAGTTGGTTACACTCCAGCCATTTGGTGCTCCGGAAGTAACCACACGAATCGTGCCCGCGCCCACGTTACCCACACTACCTGTAGTTGTGCACTGAGCTGGAACATCGATCGCCCACCAACCGAACTCCGGATTGTAGTAGGAGTTAGCGGACTGTGGAGTAACAGTGGCCGAAGTAGTAGTGACGAACGTCAATGCGGGTGTATTCGCGTCTACCACTGTGCTTACTTGAACTCCTAGCGGAAAGGTTACAGCCAACGTCGGCTCAATGTACGTGAACAATGTCAGTTCGACAACCGCCGCCGTAGCCCCACCCCGTGTGACCCCAGCCCGCTCACCCAAGATATCAAACTGTTTGTCGACCAAAGATTGTGTGTCGGATGCGCTCAACCCATAAGCGCGAGCCAACTGCTGCTTGGTAGTCGATTGACTGAATGGATCACTAAAGCCGTCGCCAGTGGTATCGTCTAGCTGGCTCATAGCCGAGATGCTGTTAGCACACCGACTGAACCATTCACGAACCGAAGCATTGGCCAGCTCTAAAGCAAATGGGTCAATAATCAAGTCTCGCAATTCTGAACGTGGGGATAGATCTAAATCAGGGTAAAGATTGGTGATGTACGTAATGATGCGGCCCGCAATATCTTCCTTACGTTGCAACGCTAGGAAATCTGTGGGGCTGACCACTTGCAAGTTCACGAAACCACAAGTGATCGGACCGTTCTGTTGTGATTGAAACACAACGTTCGTGTTAGGATCTTGGACAATCACCGACAACATCGCGTAGAATATTGTGGCATTTTGCACATCACCCGGCGTGATCACCACCGAACTGAAAGCAACTTCTTGGGTCGCCTGCGTGGATGTCAGCGTTGTAGTGCTGGTGGAAAGGGTCTGTGAAACTGTTCCTGTGTCTGCAACCGCGCCGTGGACCGTCCAGCCCGAGCCTTGGATTATGACTGTTCCGAGAGTGGAACCATAGACCGTCCAGGTACCGTTCAATTGAGTATTCCCTGCTGCGGTTAGATCCTTGACGGCAATCGGCTGATTTGTTTGGAAGCCTGCCCCGGTTTCCACTGTCAAAGTGGCCAACGAAGGAGAGTTTACCACCACGCTGGTAATATCTTGGGTTTCAATGTTCGGGACCGTGCTGGATTGATTAACTTCCGCGATGATTACATTGGCCGTGCGCGTAACATTGTAAACGATATCACCGAACTGAGTGAAAGGAACATTGACACCGGTGGGGTCGGTGGATAGCATCACTTGAACGCCTAGCGTGCCCGGGAACGTTGGCTGTGCCCATTCAAGCTGACAGGAAGAAGCACCCTTGTAAGCCGTAATTCCAGACGGCGGTCCAATTTGTACCGCTTCATTTGACTGGAAGTAAATCAGATTGGTTTGGACAGTCGTTGTTAAGGCCGGAACACCGGTCATTATCCAGACCACACTAGTCGAGCTTCCATCGGTAGTCTGAACGCCGATACCAGTGGGCCAGACGGGAACCGTGGCACCAGAGGTTCCAGCTTTGATCACCGTTTCTACGTTGCCATTGTTGTCGATGATCTGCACACCGACCGCGTAATTCTTGCCGGCTACCCATACCGCGCCGGGTGAAGGATCATAATTTCGACCACGGATCTGCAGAAGCGCCTCGGGAATGGTCGGATCAACGTTAATGCTACCCGTGAAAGTAGTCCAGGATTCCAAGAAGGGAGATGTCTGGGAATTCAAGGTGTAATTCAGAAATGTTAATGTTTCGTTATAGATGAGAACTTCAATACGAGTGGTGTCTGGGACGCCGATAAGAACCCATCTCTGAGTACTATCCTGGGTGAAAGCCCCTTGCACCGTAGCCCACGTGGGAGGCGTAGGGCCAGTGAAACCATCAACAGTGGCTGTTTGCACGTTCCCATTCGGATCTACTATTTGATCGCCGGCAAAGAACTCCGTACCCTCGACCCAAGGAATAGTGTGAGTGTCGGCTTGTACTACCAGAGGCAGAACTTGAGTGTCGATAGACAGGGATTGCCCTATTACCACCGGAGAGGTGACAACGAGCGGTTTGAGCGTAGTGAGAACCGGCATTAAGCAGCCACCTTATAGATTACTGGTTTAGGTTCCGTAAATGGTATGCCTTGAACTACAGCGAGACGCTTTCTACCACACCAGAGATTGAACTCAGGGGTTCGTTTTTTATTCCAAGCTCTAGCTTTGTGAGTACTGCTCATTTGAAAACGTGTTTCCAGAGGAATCTTCCGATCCTTTAATCCGTCACTTATTTTTCTGCGGGTTTCTAAAGGTCTGGGCTTGCCCCTCCTTGACTCTTGTAACTTCATTCGATGGGCTTTAGCTTTTAGACTAACTTTTAAAGAAGCACCTATCTGTTTGCGAATTTTTTCAGGTCGTTTTCCTCTCTTCTTTCCTAGTTTTCGATTACGCATCTTCTCTCTAGTGATTTCTGAGGGATTACTTGGACCTTCCCCGCCATCCGTTAAATTCCTGAGGCAACCTGTGCCTAGATTTTTTCGACCCCAAAAGTCGATTAGATACCGTTCATAAGCAAATGCAGTGGCTTCGTCAGGCATGCGAATAATTTGCACCCGTGAACGATCCCTTGGAGGCCGATGACCTCTATGAGATTTCCAAACACGTCTGTCTGTCCCCTTTCCCACGTAGTAGGGAGAAGCATCTGAACGAAGATACAAATACACATAAAATGCGGACATCATTGACCTTGGGTTAATGTATTGACATTGATCGTGAACCCAATAGGTACAGTGGCCGTCGTACCGTACGAAGACACCTGTGCCAAGACTGATACTGCTGTGGGATCACCGTCGACTGGTAACGCTGAAACGTTGGTGATGTCCTTCAAAGTTTCCAACGGAGTTAGTGTCTGCACGGTAGATTGCGCACTTTGCACTTTCTTAAAATTTGTCAAAGCCGCCATCACCGCGTTCGAAACATCAGCAACCGAGGCTTGTGCGGTTTTCTTCCCGATGTACGCCCTGAGCGGACAGGTCAAAAGAGGGTAGAATGGACAGCGCGAAGTCAAGATGTACTTTAAGCTTCTCTGCACCAATTTGTTGGTGTCAACTATGATCAAAAAAGCACCTGAACTGGCGGGCTTAAAATCGTTCAATTGACCGATACCACTACATTTCAAACAGTACGCTATGGTGGTGATGTAAGTCACTTCAATCAGCGGCACAATGAAACGTACTGGATGATTGAAAACGATTTTGAAAAAGACGTAACCTGTGAAGCCAACTAAATTCGGGTTGTCGTCTGCCACGAACGTGTACCCGAAAACCGGGTCGTTCGGGGCCACATATTGCCCACTGATGTACAACTTGACGAGACTTTGTCCGTTGATCGGGGCACGCATACGGATGGCCGGATTAGAAGCAAGCAACAACGTGCGAAAATCTGTGGAACTGACTACGTAACGTTCCAGAGACTGCTCGTGGTCACATGGCGCTGCCGAAGTGTCGAAATCGTAAGACATTAGGCCGCTGCTCCTTTCGCTTTTCGGTTAAACTTTCTCAAATGCCCACAACTTTTCGTTCCCGATTTCCCACTGAGGCAACCGGTCTTAAAGATCTTTCCGCAACTACAGAGGCATTCCCACATAACAGGTCGGATACTTGCTAATCGTAAAACCACAAGTTGCCCATATGGTTGACTTGTTCGATCTTTAAGACGGCCCAGACTTATGTTGATGCGGTGATTTTCTGGTGGGATTTCTCCAGTCTTCTGAATTCTTGCTCGTTCTGCTTGAGCAGCTCTGCGTTCAGGCGTCCAAAATTCCTCCTTACGAAAATGATGGTCTTTCTGTGCTTTTAAGGTTTTGGATATCTGAAGATTGGTTTCAGGAGAATTCCCCCGACCCAAGCAGTTCTTGTTACCCATCATTTTCTTAGATCTCTTAGCTAACACTTCTGGGGTACGATTCAACCCCATTTTATTGACTAAATCCCAGCCACCAATTCCTCCATCTGCCACATTCATACATAACGGGTCGCGTCCCCGGTAGCATTGAATCAGCTCGTTCTCCTTTGCGAATGCAGACACCGTGTTAGTCTCGTCATAGACGAAAAGAACATCCTTGCAGAACTTTTCCACCCCATACTTTGCCACCGCCCGACGAATATAGTTTCCAGATCCCAGGTACTCGTCGTTCGGGTTCTCGGTTTTGTGAACGCCGAAATAATATTTCCCGTTGACCAGATTCGTCGTCTTGTAGACCGTGTAGGATGGCATAAAATTTAGGGAATAGGATCTTGAGAAGGATCTACCTGTTTGATCTGGATAGGAGATCCGGCTGGCGAGTGATTCACCTGTTCTAATTCCCAGATAGTCGGCTGATCCAATTGGTGAACACGAAATCTTGGTTGACCCTTATACTGATCAGTTTGATCCTTCACTAACGCTCCGAGGTATTGTGTTTGCCCGAAATAGGTAGTGATGTTGGCCAACAGTGTGGCCACACTCAAGGAGTTTGGACCTGTCGCACCCGAAGCGCCGGTAGAAATGGTTGCCCCGGTAGCTCCTACCGCCGTAGCTGGAGCCGTGGCGTCGGTTGCATACTGCGCGCTATCCTCATGCTTTTCAATAAGATTTCGCACAAGATTCATGAAGAACACACCTTCTTCATCTCGTTGAAACTGAGGCTTCATTAAGGCTTTAATGTCGGAAACAGCCGTCATAGGCAGCTGATCTTCCCAATGAGCATAAGTAAAGTGTCCATTAGGGCCGGGTTGCCAAGAAGGCTTCCGAAAAGTCGGGGTCAGTTTCTGGTCGTTGACTGTGGAGTAAAAGGTTTCAAGAATCCCAGCCGTTTTACGTAGCTGCTCTGCCCGTATCTGATGATGCAACTTAATAGCAGGAAAGTTTTTGGTCCGAGCATTCACCCAAGCAAAGAAATTGTTTCTCTGAGTTTCGGCGAAATTCCCTAGAAAATTAAAGGGCGGTCCAGCTACCGCGTAGGTAAAACCCGAAAAACTTGGCATGGTCCCCATCCTTTATGGCCCAATTTTGTTGTTGTGGGCCACGTCACCATTCCAGAGGATATAATGCTGGTCCGCAGGGTCATCAGAAATGACATGAACGTTATAAACGGTGCCTTCAAACCACACACGTTTGAGCGATAAGTATTTCTCTTCCGCTGGAACCCAATCGTTGCCGAGTTTCATGATATGGTTAACTGTGACTAGCTTATTCGGGGCCAGTTCAAGCATCCAGCCTTTGTAGTTCTCGTGGACGATCAACTCCGCCGAATGTGTACCTGTCTCGTTCACAAGCTCGAATCTTTCAGACAACGACATGAGTTCCACAACTCCAAAAAGTGTTACCCGGATTGCAACGTTGCCCGTGAAACAACCACCTCCACCGGATGGTGGAGTGCCAACAGTATACGTACTAGAGTCGAAGTACAAGTTGCTCTGCAAGACGCTAACTGTATCGGTCGCTTGCGCTCCCAAGTCGTTTACGGAGTACCAACTCGTGTCCGAAGAGACCAGTTGAAACTCCTTGTAGTACAAACCCCCACTAGCATAGCTGTTTATGAGACTGCCCATTCCCAACATTATACGGTTAGACGTACCGTGTTGTTGAGCGTAGAAAGCACAAGTCGTGGCATCGTTTTGAGGGTTAGTGACGGTGGCCCTAAGCGTTTCGCTAGTGGAAGGTGCCACATAATAGCTAGGTGCTTCTCCGGTAGCTGGTACAACTAAGAAAGCCGAAATGGTGGGAGCAACATAGCCTGATCCGACAAGGGTTATCGGGATGGCCTGCGTCGGGACGTAAGTCACCGCTCCACCAGTTATGAAGGAGTCCCCCGAGAAATACGTTAGGGTCCCGGTAAGAGTGAATCCTAACGAAGCACTAATATTCGAGGAGGACACCACCGGGGTAACAGTCACGGTCCATCCAGTCAACCAACCGGAGCCATCCAACACCGGCGTTGGGGTTGACACCGTCCCGTTAGAGAACGTAACAGTTGGCGTGTTGACCACATTCCCCGTAGAGTGCACTCCTTGTTGTTGTGGAGACATCGGTTTTGGTAAAGTGATGGTTACAACGTGGGGGTTTCCATCCGCAGTAAACGATGTAGGTGAAACTGCTACATATGGGGCGGCTGCATCGAGCGTGGGATTCACCATGTAATCCAGTTCGATTTGGTTAAAAGTTCCACCGTTAGTCAAAGTAGGAACAAACACGTCGAAAGCGTTGTTTACCGAATTGTACCAAGCAATATCGTCAGCTTGCAGCGTGAGAGTAGTTATGTCGACGTGTGGGTCAAACACCGAGCCGTTATACTGCAATTCGTAAGCGCCCGTTGCTCCATTGATAGTTCGCCCGCCCGTTGGTGCGGGATCGTACGCTATAGCAACGCGGCCTTGCCAACTGCTGTTGCTACCTGTAACCTGAAACACCGATCCCAGAGCGGCGGTTGCACCGATCGGTTGACTATTAAACTCAAGTGGTGACAATCCGGCTTGGAAGTTGTACACGTTCGAAGAGGGGTCGCTGTAAGCATACAGTTTCCCAACGGTTCCTTCAAGAATAGGGATGTAAGTCTTCGTGGTGTAAACAATACCTGAGAGACCTACGGTAAGTTGGACTACGCTTCCCGTGGGTTGGAAATTCCCGTTAGACACTGATAATTGAAGGTTGGAACCGAGCGCAACCGTTGGAACGCTGTACCAGACCTTGATCCATTTGAAAGTCAAGTAGGTGTCCCCATACCCGGTTCCACTGACGAATTTAACCATCAGCGAGAATTCTCCGGGAGGAGTCAAGGTAGGTCCGTTAACATTCATTACAGCCGGGGTAAGAGTAGAAGTCGTGTTGCCCCATAGATCTGTAGGACTACCGAGAAGATAATTTTGGTTGCTCGGTCCACCGGTGAAAGTTTTCCATGACCCTAGTAGGGTGACTCCCGTACCATTGTTGAACGTCGTCCCGAGTGCGGCCTCCATCACGTTGTAATTGTTGGTCGAATTGATAAGAGCCTCAACCCCTAATATTGTTGCTGAGGGAGGAATGTTAAGATTGAAGTCGTAGACAAACACGATAGCAGGACTGCCACTGCCATGAACGTTAGTTCCTCCTGGATTGGAACCATTGATATACCAATCCCCACCCGGTGTCTGGGAAATATGCCCCGGAAGATTACCGGTCGAAAGTTGCCAAGCGACGTACACAACATTTGAATTGCCTGGACCGATTACAAGTCCATTTGACAACGTACCGTTGGGTGAGATGGTGTCTTCGCCCGCCGCCCCGCCTTGGTATAACGCCGAAGCGGTTCCCGTCCCCGTGGTAAGGCCAACATTGATGTTGACTGGAATGGTCCTAGGGTTGGGGCCTGTTACGACGAGATTTACAGTTTCAATGGGCATTATGACACCGTCTGTATCGGAAGCGAGCCTGTCGAGGGCGCAATACGGAACACCCCATCGTTGTACACCGTCCAAGTGAAGGTTTGTGAAACTCCTACACCCGAATCTACTACCGTAACCGAGAGAGAATTGGATCCTAACGATCCCAAACTGAAAGGTCCGTGCAAATGAATATACGCTATTCCATGAACCGTATCTAGGAGGTCCACGGTGCCTGTGATATTCGGATTGCTCGTCGTGACAGAAATGGTTGACGGATTGGTGCTGATCACACCAGTGGCTATCACACGGAACGGCTGATTATTGGAAGTTGCTATGGAATCCGTGTTGCCCACGCTGACGTAGCCCAGAATGCTCAAACTGATGCTGTCAGCGTAATCAGGACCAGCGTGCAAAGTCAGACCCGCTACTACTTGAACCAAAATCGGAGCATCAAAATAAGCTCCTATGTTGTCTGTAACTCGGAATGTGACCGTTTGGCTGAAGCCGGTTGCGGTTGTCGTTCCTGAAACTGTAGCTGTAAGCGAGGGTGCAACAGCAGCAGTCAATGCCAAGCCGGTGGGCAACTGCGACGCGGATAGTGGCGAAATAGACCACGTGAACGGGATATGAGGAGACCCTGACGCTGTGAGGGTACCTTGTGGAGCGCCGAATACCAGCCCCGAAGTGACCACCATCGGAGTCAGGGGCGAAATCACCAAACCTGGGTTATGAACTGACAGCAAGAACGTACCTTGTGTAGTGTTTACTCCATCAGTTACTTGAATCACAACAGACGCTGGTGATACAGTGGTAGATGAGGCGAATCCAGCAAACACCGCACCGTTAGGAGGTGTAGGAGTTTGGGTCGCAAATGTGATGCCTGAAGGCAGTGTGCCGGAGAATAGAGACCAAGTGTACGGGCCGCCCGTGCCCCCGACCGCCAGCATCGTTGCCCCACCATTCGCTGGGATGTAAGGAACAGCGACAATCGCGTTTGGTAGAGTTGAAGGAGTCGTAATCGTCAAAGCGATAGGTAAATCAACCACAACTCTTTCATAAACATAACACACCTGGCCACTGGTAGCGAAGATCTGAAACCAGACATCAAAATAGCCTGCTTCAGTGGGTGTGCCCGTAATTAGGACGTTCAATCCAGGTCCATCCAACCCAACTGCCAAACCTTGCGGAAGAGGGTAATCCACCGAGTCTACCAAAGTTACTGACGAAAGCTGGCTAAACGCTGGGCCGATAGTTCCTAGCGGAGAACCAGTGGTGTAGGCCGTACCGAGCTTACCATCCTGGAAGGTCGAAGCCATCCCAAAATCGCTCAACAGAATGTCCCAAAAGACTGTGACGGTCCCATGCAATACGCCTGAACTGTCTGTGTACTCTATGATGCTCTGGTTGTTGAAAGTTCCTGCCACAACGCCATAGACAAGACCAGTGTTAGCGTCTAAAGAAAGTCCCGGAGGTAGACTGGAACCGGGCTGGACGGACGCGATCCAAGGTGATATGACGTTGGGAAATACGTCAGGAGAATTGTAGTACGGTTTCCGAGGATTCAACCCTACAGAATCCCCAGTGATATAAGGCCGCGTGAAGGAAGTCATTAAGCCAAAATCTACGCCAGGATCTGATCTGTCATCGTGCGAAATAAAGATGTACGGGCGAGAAACTGTTCCCACCGCCGCTGGCGAGATAGGAGTCGGCAAATTCGCCGGAGATGGAGTATAGATAGCTCCCCCGCCATCGGTCCATGTGTCGGTTGTGTCGGGAGTGCCAGTGATCGGGCCAAGTACCAGCGGATCGCTCCCGGTAGGAACCGAGATCAGAATTGCGGTTGCTAATGAAGAAGTCTGGGTGACTGTTTCTCCCGCAACAAAACCCGGATTGGTTACTGAACCCGTCACTTGGTTATAAGTGAGAGCAACCGGCACCCGTAATTCTGAATTACGGAAGGTTGTTGGAGGACCGCTTACCACCAGGGTAGCCGGGTCGACTGTTGGGTCCACCGTGACTACTAACCCGTTTGTTGTAGGATCTTGAGCTGGATCGACTGTGGGGTTAAATGGAAGGACTACAAATTCCCCCAAATTACCCGACAGATCTATGACGTCGCTCGAACTAGAATCGTTGTAAGTCCACGCACCGGAATCCCCCGAGGATTTATGGACGAAACCAGGGGTAAACCCAATCGAACAGATCTGGTTGTCAACCCGATAACTAAACTGTTTTGTGACAGGATTGCTGTTCGGATAATTGGAGTCGGCCACAGTAAGAACAAAATAATGCGTGCCCGAGTTAGCGATAGGAACATTCAAAACAACTTCCACTTGACCGTCAACAAGAGCGTAGGTGGCCGCCGGAGACGATGCTCCATCATCGGTATGAACTTGTAACACGTAAGGTGACTGACCACCAAAAACCGGTACAATGAGTTTGAATTGCCGAGAAGCGAAGATCTCCGGTTGATCCACCGGACCAAACTGCAAAGCAGCCGGTTGCAACGTCATGGTGAAAGTGTTCGATGCCTTAGCGCCGATAGCATCCGTGACCTGTATAACCACATTGAAAGGAGTGACGAAGTCCAGGGTGGAATTGTATGTACAGGGCACCCCCGAAATCAAGCCAGTAGTTAGATTGATGGTTAGACCTTCAGGCAATGAACCTGCCGGAGTGCTCCAAGTGTACGGCGCAAGACCGCCCGGTAACGGGCTGCTGCTAACGATATTTCCTACCGCCATCTGCAAACTGAAAGGAGTTCCTACCGTAGCCGTGCCAAGATTGGTGTTTGTCACGGGCTGACCCTGGATTACAACTTCCATATCAGTTTCTATCAAAACGGGAAGAGTGACTTCATCGATAGAGAACGGAGTGCTGGAATCCTGCACCGAGAACTCTATTTCAAATTCTCCCATCTCTAGAGGTGTGCCATTTATGGTACCATTGCTGGTCATAAACACGCCA